CTACTGGCCTATCTACTGCTTCACAGGTCCGTCGTTTAACACAGATTGACCCAACTGATTCCACCAAGGTGCTTTTCATCGTTGCTGACGGAACCAATGCTGCAACTTGTGGCGCGGAACTTTTAGCTGCTACTTCAGCTTCAGTGCCAATTGTTGACAACTTCAACGCTGGTGCTGCTGATGGTTCAGTCGTCGGCGCGGCCACTTGGGGCCTTGAAGAGCCACTATTTGGCACTGGTAACTCCGGTAATGCGACTGGCAAGAATGAAATCTCTGAGATTGATATCAAGGTGGATTCCGTTGCTGTTACAGCACAGACCCGTAAGCTCAAGGCTAAGTGGTCACCAGAACTCGGTCAGGATCTCAATGCCTACCACAATCTCGACGCAGAGGTTGAGTTGACCTCAATTCTCTCCGAGCAGATTGCGCTTGAAATCGACCGTGAGATCCTTGGTGATCTTATTGCTGGTGCAACCGCTGGTACTTACTACTGGTCACGTTCACCCGGTCTCTTCGTGAACCGTACCACTGGTGTGGAGATTGGCGCTAATACCGCTGCTCCTGACTTCACCGGTACTGTTTCCGAATGGTATGAGACCCTTATTGAGACCATCAACGACGTCTCTGCTGCTATCCATCGCAAGACTCTCCGTGGTGGCGCTAACTTCCTCGTCTGCGGACCAGAAGTTGCCAACATCCTTGAGTTCACCGCTGGCTTCCGCGCAAGCGTCACTGCTGATGCAGACCGTGGCACTGTTGGTGCTGTTCGCGTCGGTTCAGTCTCCAAGAAGTTCGACGTTTACGTCGATCCTTACTTCCCACGTAACGTGGTCCTCGTTGGCCGCAAGGGTGGTTCCTTCCTAGAGTCTGGCTACGTCTACGCTCCATACGTCCCACTACAGGTCACACCTACCATCTTTGGTACAGAGGACTTCGTGCCCCGTAAGGGCGTCATGACCCGCTACGCCAAGAAGATGGTGCGTCCTGATATGTACGGTCTTGTTATCTGTCGCGGTCTCCTTGGCGAGTCCGGTAGCGCAAGCTGATAGACAATAGATTACTAAACTAGTAATCAAGCCTCGGTCTTCTAGTAAGGCCGGGGCTTTTGTTTATTTGAAAACTACTTATAAGAGAAGGAGGCTATTCTAATGAATATCAGAAAAAGAAAAGCACTAAAAGCAAGAGCACTTGCTGCAAAGAGAGCCGCTGCCCAACCAGCACCCACACCTACTCCCGTGGTCGAACCCGTTGTTGAGGTTGTACCAGAGCCTGTTATTGTGGAAGTTGAGCCCGTTGTCGAGGAAGTTGTCGAGGAAGTTGTTGAACCAACTCCCAAGAGAAGAACAAGAAGAACAACCAAGACCACAAAGGAATAATAATTAATGGCTAAGCCTACACTTACACCTGCTAGTGTTACTAGCAAAGTTATATTGACTTCTACTGGTAGTACCGCTACAGAAGGTAATGGTGCTGGCAATACTGTTCATTATCCTTTTGCGCTCTATGCAGATTCTACCTCTGCTCTTTACGACGCAAACTTTGTGTCAGGAGCATCAGACCAAGTTGCTTATACATACAAGAAACTCGGTGGTGATGTTCTTGACATTGAACTAACAGTTGGTAATGTCTATGCTGCTTATGAAGAGGCAGTATTGGAATATTCTTATCATATAAACAAGCATCAAGCAAAGAATGTTCTTGGCAGTCTTTTAGGCTTTGCTACGGGAACATTTGATAACGATGGACAAATGACCGGAGGTGATGCTTCTGGTTCTGCTGCCAACCTTGCTTATCCAAAATACGAACTTAACTATGCCCGCCGTGTTGGCGATGCTCTATCGGGTGAAGCAAACATCGGAGGCAACAGAACAATGTATTCTGCTTCCTTTGCTACAACTGCTTCAGTTCAAGATTACGACATTCAAACTATTATTTCAAGTGCTGCTGCCACGAATACAGATCAAGGTATCGGAGGAGCAGTAGATTATTCTGGCCTTGTTGGAAACAAGAAGATCCGAATTGAAAAAGTATTCTATAAAACACCACAAGCAATGTGGAGGTTCTATGGATACTACGGCGGTCTAAATGTGGTTGGCAACCTAAACTACTATGGTCAGTATTCAGACGATACAACCTTTGAAATAATTCCTGCTTGGCATAATAAACTTCAAGCAATGGCTTATGAAGACCATATCTACACAAGGTTAAGTCATTACTCATACGAGATTCACAATAATAAACTTCGTATCTATCCTATTCCAGACGGCTTTACAAACTACATCTGGGTTAACTTCAGCATTGATACTGACCCTTGGACAGAGGACGCCGATAAAGAAACAGGTGTCAAAGGTATCAACAATATGAATACCTTGCCATTTGAGAATATTCCTTATCAGAATATCAACTCTATTGGTAAGCATTGGATTCGTCGTTATGCTCTTGCTCTTTGTAAGGAAATGCTAGGACAGATTAGAGGCAAGTTTGGAAACTCTATTCCTATCCCCGGAGACAATGTAAGTCTAAATGCTGGTGAACTTCTAGGTCAAGCCAAAGACGAGCAAGACGCCCTCAAGGAAGAACTAAAGACGATTCTTGACGAAATGACCTACAAAGCCCTTGCCCAGCAAGACGCTGAAATGGTTGAGGCAATAGACAAAGTTCAAAGTCAAATCCCAATGATGATTTTCCAAGGATAACTAAATGAAACTATTACTTGAAAATTGGAGAGATTATGTCAAGAGTCCAGGGGAAGAACGCGAATGTCTTACTCCCGGTGCTATCTATGATATGGATATAAGCCCTAATGTTGTGGGCGTAAAAGTTCGACTTCCAATGAATATTGATATTACTGAAGAAGAAGCCAAGCAACTAGAAGATGAAATGCATGATGCTCTTGAGGCAATCTTATCAAAATATTTTAGGAATAACTAAATGTCAACTAATAACAAATGGTCACAACCAGATGCGCCTCCTCCTCCCCTGTTTACAGGTAAGAAGGAACGCGACCTTGTAAAACAAGTTAATGACGAACTTATCGAGCGAGTCATTGGCCAGACCATTGCTTATTATCCACTTGACATTGAAAGAACCAACTATCATGATCTTTATGGCGAGGCAATAAAAAAGAACTTTCTTCCTCCCATTCGTGTTCACGCTCTTGTGGAGTTTGAAGGTATTAACACAAAGTATAGTACAAACATTGGTTTAGACAAAGAATCAAATATTACAGTTCATTTCCATAAGAGAAGATTAACAGAGGACCAAGACCTCTATGTCCGTGAAGGAGACTTTGTTCTTTACGGAGATCTTTATTATGAAATCGTTATGCTTTCAGAGCCAAGACAACTCTTTGGTCAGATAGACCATAGGTTAGAAATCTCTGCTAAGTGTATCAAGGCACGCGAGGGTCTATTCGATGGCAGATAAAAAAGATTATTCATTTACTGAAATCAAAGATGTCGATGGTAAACTTCAAGAGATTCAGTTTATGCCCTCAACTCTTGAAACCATAGACCGTGCTTTATTTTCTTTCTTGGACAAAGAACTAGACTTGCACGTCAGTACAAATAAAGGCTGGTCCAAGGTTCCTGTTCTTTGGGTATCAGCAGAAAGAGCATTCCAGATAAAGAATGATAAAGAACTAAGAGATTCAAATGGAGTTCTCAAACTTCCTCTTATGACCGTGGAAAGAACCTCCGTGGCAAAAGACCCTACATTCAAGGGGACATTCCAAGCCCATCTACCAGATACTGGCAGAGGCTACCATAGAACAAGAAGGGTAAATGTTCCAGCCGCAAGAAGAATAAATCATAAAAAAACTTCAAACTTTCAAAATGCTTGGTCTGCTAGAAAGTATGGTGCGAACAACGAAGTCGGCCATGGACAAGTAAACTTCCCAAATAGAAATGCAGACGCAAGTCGTGTTGTGTTTGAAACAGTCTATCAGCCCATTCCAGTCTATGTCAAGGTAATGTATTCTCTAAAGATTAGAACAGAGTACCTACAACAGATAAATGATGTCTTCCAACCTTTTGTTACCAAGACAGGACAAATAAATAATTTCTTTATCTCACATGAAGGCCATCGCTTTGAAGGTTTTATTGAAAATGACTTTGGACAAACAAATAATGTCGCAGAGTTAGGCGAAGACGAAAGGTCTTATGAGACAGAAGTTCAACTTCGTATCTTGGGTTACCTAATGGGCTCTGGTCCAAACGATGAAAAACCCAAGACAACAGTTATCGAAAACATTGTAGATATTAAAATACCAAGAGAAAGAGTAATAATGGGAGACATAAATACCTTCTTGGATGAAGACGAAGAAGGAAAAGGATTTTATAGAGAGTAAAAGGTTTTTGCTCTTACAGAATACTATTTACTCTTGTACGAAGGCTAAAAACATATAGCTGCATTAAGGAGAATTATAAATGTCAGAATTTGATGCCAGAAAGTTCAGGTTTGTATCACCCGGAATCTTCTTAAACGAAATTGATCAGTCAGGAATCCCTGCCCTTCCAGAGAACGAAGGCCCAGTCATTATCGGACGCGCCGAGAAAGGCCCCGGTATGGTTCCTGTCACAGTTAGATCATTCTCCGAATTTGTTGAAAAGTTTGGATACCCCATCTCTGGTTTTGGTGGCCAAGGCGACGTTTGGCGTGATGGCAACTACTCTTCTCCTACATACGGTGCATACGCTGCACAGGCTTATCTAAGAGCAGGCGTTGGCCCTATTACTTTCATCCGTCTAATGGGCACAGAATCCCCCGATGCTACTGACGCAAATGGTGGAAGGGCCGGCTGGCAAACCGCTAAAAGCGTGGATTCT